ATTGTACGGTCAACGATCTTACCGTATGAGCCTAGGTCGTTTGGAAGTAGACGGAACGATACATCGAACATTGTTGCTTCCTCACGCTTTGCTGATACTGTAACATTGTCAATTGACAGTGCGCGGTAGGCTACGTAGATACGCTCTGCGACGCCTGGCTCAGTGCCAGATGATGGACCGACTGCTACAAGACCACGCTCAACTGGGAAGTCTCCCAGGTCACCTGCTGAAAGGTTTAGAACGTCTTCGTTTAGAAAGAGTCCAACCTGTCCATTGGTGTATCCACCGACGGTTGCGTCGGTAGAAGGACGTGCAATTGCAAGTAGAAGGTTCTCTAGTGTAGCCTCTGCAAAGCTGGTATTTAGGTTAACCTGCATACCCTGCTTGTAAAGCTTTGCCACGTCTAGAACCTGGTCAACTTGAACTTCACCGAAATCAGGCTGGAACTGGAGTTCCAATCCGTTAGATGTATATCCAACGTTTCTGAAATCGGCGTCGTTTGTTAGGGACTCCTTGTAAGACTTCCCATTTTCCGAATTTGGTAGATCGCTGTCTGCCATCTGACCATCTTCAAAAGCAAATAGTGCTGCTGCACCAACAATAATGTTAGCGTTTGAACCACGTGTGTAATTTGCCATTTTATTTCACCTCTTCTTTTTGTATAGAATAGGGGCTGTTTCCTCAATACAAGTATAACATCTATTTTGAACTATTGTTCAATCATGTGGTAGTCAAATTCAATGATGATCTTGTTACCGCCATAGGTTCTGGCTGTTCCAAAGTCAATTACATCTCGGACTTCCTCAAGCTGGTAGACCTTGAAGTAGTGGAAGTTAAAGTTTGGCTCAATGGTATCACCTTCGACGGTAAGCTGACCAACTTGCTGGCACCACTCATTTAGCTCTTCTGCAGTTTCATCTGATCTATCCATAAGTCTAAGAATCTTTTCAGTGATCTTTACCATGTTGATTGTTGAGTTCTCTGCTGTAGCGTAGAAATAGTAGAGAAGCTGTTCACATTTTAGGTGTGGAAACGGATTTCTACGCATACGAATAAGTCTGTCGTATGTACACATTACCCCACCCTCTGGGAAAGATTCTGTTAGGTCATTAATTGTGGATGGTGTAGTTGGAAAAAATGGCACTGTTCCAAACCCAAGGTCTTCAAGCTTCTCTTGAAGATAGTGATTAACCCACAGTGCAGGGGTGTTTAAAATGTTAGTTCTATTTGGATTACTCACTTGCACCAACTCCTGCCATAGACATCCATCTGTATCCAGTATCAATTCCTACTGATCTACCATTAATCTTACCAGAATTTAAATGCTTTTTGTATGCAATTGGATTGCTGATGTAGTCTTTTAGTCCACTAACCTGAATAAAGGTTTGGGTCAGGTATGTGCTAAAGAATGATTCAATTGTTTTTTGTAGTCCACCAATTGCGTAAGATCCTCCTGGATTTTTTACATCTACTGGTTTGCTGGTAAATACCTGTTCTCCATCTACATCAAATGATAGGAGGTCCTTGTTTCTTGGCTTGATGGTAACTGATCTGCCCTCTTCCATAATCTGTGCCTTGTCATAAAATGAAACCTTTGATCCAGACTTTACTGATTGAGACTGTCTAAACGTATAGTCAAACGCAACACCGTTTCTCATTAACATAAAGTGAATGTCAAACAATCTTTCTGACCTGTTACCCGAGCTGTACCATTCGTAAACGTGCTGAAGCATTTGTGGGTTAGCTCTTGCATTAGAGTCTATGAACTCGCCCATAAGAATCGTCATTGATTGACCTACATTTGCAAGCATTCCATATTTGCCTCTTTCAACACCCTCCAGAAAACCCTTTGAGTATTCGGCAATATTGTTTATTTCTCTAAGAAAGTTTTTGTCATTAAATTCTATCCTCACAGGTCTACCGCCTGATTCTCTGATCTACGAATAACCGCATTATAGTATTCTGTTGAGCCGAATGGACCTAGGATTGGTTGAAACGTTGCAATCTCATAGACTGTTGGCTGACCCTTTCGCGGTCCAGAAGATTCATTATAGACTGACACGCCGTTCTTGTCTCTAATGTTTGTAAGAATAATGTTTGTTGTAGAAAAACCTTCTGATCTTGTTGACTCTAGCAAGTTAGACCTTGTTCTTCCAACCATAGATGTATCAGTAACCAGATTGGCATTTGGAACAATGTCTTCTTTGTATCTTCTACCTGATGGTCCGAAGAAACAGGCAACGCTTCTATCCATTACCCACTGCTTTTTTAGGTTTCCGTAAGCACCAGTTTCAACGATTGGATAATACACATCTACGAGGAGTGGGAATGAGAAGTCTGTGTTTTCGCATGTTGTCATTAGATAATGCCTGGCTTAAACACACTGCCCTTATATCCATCAAGGATTTTATCTACAATGAGATTGCCAGTTCCCTCCAAAAATTGTGGTGCAAACTTAATGTCAAACTGATCTGTTTTGTATTGGGTAACAAATCTCTTGTAGTAGTCATTGTTTCCACACTTTAGATCTTCGATTAGCATCATGGCTGCTTGCTCTACGTCTGGTGGCACTCCCTTGTATCCCACGTCTAGAACGAGCGTGTAGTCGTATCCTCTAGGGAAGGCTGTCCCGACGTAACCATAGTAATTAAGGTCTCCAGTAGCCACTGGTAGCCTAACTGGGGCACTTTCATAGCGGTTGTAGCCTCCAGTAAGCGTTCTAATAATTGCAGAATTGTTTGCAGAGATTAGGTAGTTTTGTGTCCACAGTCTTTGCACTTTTCCATATGTATTTGGAGTCTGATCCACAAAGGTTTTCTTTACTGTGAACTCTGTAGAACTAATGACTTCGTATACTGAGAATGTTTTGTTGTACTCAACTGGATCAAAACCAGTAAAGGTAACATTATCGTTTACCTCAAAGTTGTGGCTGGTAGATGTCTCAAATAAAGTGTACCCTGCTGGGCTGCTTGCTGATGCATCGGTTACGGTTATGGCGGTATCTTCTCCGTTAAATACTAGGATGTTATTCTCATATACTTTAAGAATTTTCTTTGGCATGTGCCAGATTGGGAAGTAGTCTGTGCCATCCCCGATACCCTGGACAATAAGTTTGTGGTTGTAGAATCCTTCTCCAGTTGCAGAATCGTTACCTAGGTAGGTGTCAATAATTGATCTGGCAATAATTTCAAGTCTCTTGTATTCTGCAATCTCGGTTGCTGTTCCTGTGGTAGCCAAGGCTGCAGGGTCTACGTATGGTCTGTATACGGTAAGGTTTGAGTCTGTAACGATCTCTCCGTAGATGTCGTTCTCGTAAATTCTAAAAACAAAGTCTCGGTCAAACTGAACTTTTGAGCGTGGAAGTATGTAGGTGACTTGTGAGTTTTCGTCTGATGTTACGCTAAGAGTTTCTACGGAGTGATCAACTACATCCTCAACATAAACTAAATATGTTTCCTCTGCGGCTGGCACATCCCATTTAGTTGTAATGGGGTATGGCGGTAATCTTAAAACTTCCATTAGTAGTTAAACTCCTTAGCGACTTCTTCAGGCTCTGCGATGCGAACGTGATCTCGTTCCATCCACTTCTCTGCCTGTTCTCTGGTTACAATGTTGTAGCCATAGTTTAGTCTTCCAACTTCTGCCCAGTATACACTTTTGGTTGAATATAATGCAACCTTCTTGGGTAAAGTAGTATTCTCTGACATAGTTATCTTTATTTATTATAGCATCAAATTAGAAGAAGGGGGCAGAGAACTTAATCCCTGCCCCCAACTAATTGGTTTGGTCAACTATTAGCTAGTTGCCTTGGTTCCGAATGCAATTGCATCCTGCTCTTCCCAGTTGATTCCGAAACGAACGAAGACGGTGTACTCAATAGTATCCTTCTTCGGAACGTAGAAACGGTTAACTGTGATATCTCTCTGGAAGCCCCAAATACGGTTCTGAGGGAATGTAAGGTCTACATAACCTGCAGGGTAGTAAGGAACTTCTAGAACAGGGATACCTAGAACGCGAGTCTGACGAGCGTTACCAAAAGTCTGGTCTACACCGCCAAGGTATGATCCGCGAGCTGCCTCAGTTGATCCGATTGAGTCCCAAACAGTACCGTTGTTACGAACGATGTTCGCAAAAGTATCGGTTCCTGCATAGAACTTCAGACCGCTCTGAATGGCACGGTAGCGACGTGGAAGGGCAAGGATAAGCTTCTGCATATCCTCTGTTGTCCACTCAATACCGTTAGAAAGAACAGCTTCGTGTGCGTAGCCGTCGTTCTGAGCCTTGTCTAGGAATCCAGGCATAATACCAAGGAATGCATCTCCTGAACCGCTTGCACCGTTGATAGCGAGATCTTCGATGTCGTTACCAAACGCAGTAGTCATAAGACGTACCAAGTGGTCCTCAAGAGCACCTCCTTCAATATTGTCCTCTAGAGATTCAGCTGAAACTTCCCAGTCAAGACGTAGTTTCTTGGTAGTAAGTTCAACCTTTGAGAAGGTAGCACCAGCATTTGTAAAGCTAGCGTCACCCTGGTTTGCTGCACGAACGACACGCTCACCAACGTTAACCTTCTCAAGCTCCATAGTGTTAGCTCTCATGGTTACACGGCGACCGTCATTGGCGAGAGTAGTAGCGTCCCAGACATAATCGATAAAACGACGAGCCTGTTCAGGACGTAGGATACCAGCACCTTCGTAACGTGGGTTTTCGGTAAATGATGGGTTAACAGCGTTAGGACCAGTTGTTAGTCCTAGGTTTGCATCACCTTCTGTGTTTCCAAGATAAGCGAACGCTGGGTCTGTCACACCACCAATACCACCTGCTAGGAAACCACCATCCGCGTTTGGGTAGGTAGTTGGAGCAGGGTTATTCTTTTTGATTTCTTCCGACATATATTTCACCTCCAAGTGATTTTTTTGTTTTTCTGTACCTATTTTAGTAGGTCGGATGTTGTGAGGAAACGTCCACCCCATACTGATTTTTCAACCATTGCTGGTTCCTGAATAATCTCACCGAGATCACCAGACTTGCGGAATGCAGTATCTGCTGCAACAGCATCGATACGCTTTCCAAGATTGTTAAAGTCGCCTTCTGCATCTGCTAGTTTAGCATTTACAATTTCGGTTGACTTCTTTAGTGCAGCAACTTCATCACTTAGTGATTTGATTACTGCTGTGATTTCGCTAAAGGCGGATGTAACGGCATCTTTCAAGTCAGTAACAGCATTAACTGTAACCTCATCTGACTTCTTAGCCTCATCTTCTTCTGAAGATTCCTCTTCCTCTTCATCTTCACTTTCAACTGAGATTTCGATTTCTGGCTTCATAGCCTTGTCTACATCTTCGGTTGGAGCATCGATAACGGCATCTGCCTCTGGAGCGATTTCAATATTGACTTCCTCAACAACTTCTTCGGTTGCTGGAACATCGTTTACGATTTCTTCTGTCATATTACCATTCTCCTTATTAATCTCAATTGTATTAATGCCTTTAGCACTATCAACCAAGAACTTTATCATGTCTACCTTTTCATTATCGCTTTTTTCAACGAATCCAATATTCTGCATTGGTAGACCGCTTATTGGACTTACTGCTGATTCTTCGTCTGATACCGTGACGAGATTAGAGTCTTTGTCCCAAAATACATTTTCGATTGCTACCTCTGTAGCATCACCCTTCAGGGTTGTCTGTCCGTTCTGATTCTTCTCAACAGAAAGAATGCTTGCGAACTGGTTTGCTGGATTGTCAACAAGTGATAGCTCTACTAGGTCGTAGTCTTTAATAATACGAATTGCTGCATCCATCTTTTCGTCGTAGGCATCGTCCCACTTGTTCATTTTACCGCCAATAGAAAAACCTGTGTATGTTCCGTCTAGAACTTTCTCCCATGCATCCTGAGCACCCTTTGAGATATATGTTGATACGTAAATTCCCTTAAAGAACTTTTTGGTTTCTGGATCGAAGTACTTGTCTTCTTTGAATGCAATCATTTTGCCAACAGCGATAGGTTGGTGCATTTCACGGATATTGCCACGAAACTTTGAGAAGGCACTTAGTGATGCTTCTGGAGTAACAATGTCCATCTGCTTGTCAATGTTATCAAGTGTGGCAAAACCGCTAACGATGCGACGTTCGGCATCTACCTTGGCGAAAGGCATTGAGAGGCGAACGTTGTCGCCATCTGTGCTGAAGTGAGCTTTTTGTATAGTCATGCTATCTTAATTATAGAACCTTTTTTAAAAATATTGTTACATTATTATAACATATTATTCTGAGGTTCTTCCCTCTCCCTTTGGACCGCGACCAGAAGTGGTTGCAGTGTTGTCTGATTGAGCGACTTGGCGTTCAGCATCTCTGGTTCTGTTGCCAGCATTGTTTGCTGTAGCATCGGCTGCCTGTCTTGCACTTAGCACAACCATCTCATCACCATCTGCTCTTTCTGGTAGGTTAAGGATCTCACGTGCTTCGTTAGGAACCATGATTTGGTTCTTGACATAGTTTGTAAGGATTTGCGACTGAGCAAGCTCATCTGTAAGAGTAAGTTCATTAAACTTGAGTTCAAGAATGTCTGTCTTTTCGCGAATGATTCTGTTTAGAATCTTTTCTAGATTACGCTGTGCTGGTCTTGCAACCTGCTCCTTGAATGTTCTATCCTGTGATAGTGATGCTGCGATTGCAGATGAATCACTGCCTCCAAGTTTTGATAATGGAACCTGGTGAGCGATCAGGATGTCGTCTCTGTTCTGTTTGCGGTATTCCTTAAATGATCCATCCTGAATGCCGTTCTCAATTGGATCCATCTTGAACTCAACCTTGTTTCCATCAGAGTCTCCTGGAAGTGGAAT